TGGGAAAGAGTTTGACTCTTTCCCAACGTTTTTGCCGGTATGTAAATTCCGTAGTTTAACTTGAATTTACCTTTTGATTGTGTATTCTACTTATTGAATTTCTTAATAGTATACAATGACTGAATTTCCTGATCAACCGACTAAAACATTTTTCCATGAATAAAATTATAAAATCCATAAAAATTTAAAAACTGATCATTATTTGACCAAATGACTTATAATGAAATAAAAATTTACAAAATTTTAAATTTGAATTAAATGTCTTTTGTATAGATATCACTAATGTAGTGTTTCTTTAAGCGCCCTTGTTGGCTACTTGGGTTACCTTAATTTTACGCCAGGGTTCAAAAGACCCGTCCAAACATTAGGTTTACTATTTATATTTCACATTTAAATTTCATACCAAAAATACCATTTCTAATGGCGCGAATTGCACGTGTAGTGGCATACCTGAAAGAACAGGCTAAATATAATTCCCAATGCAATTGGGTAGTTCGGAAAGTTAGAATAACTTTGACCCTATCAGCCTGCAATGTTTTACTCAATATGGATACAACTAAAAATAACCTCGTTTTCAAAACCGATGTGAACACATCTCTAGAGGCCCTACAAGAGGCTCTAGAACAAGTTCGAACTACTGCACAGTCAGTAGAAAATCTTTTGACTGATGATAAGCTTGAGAAAGTTAATCAGATTTTAGCGAAGATTGAAGTCATCACCTCAAACCTTCCTAAATTCTCTGAAGAATCTTCTCTTGATGATCTTTTGTTTGATTTAGTTTCTTCCATACTTGGAAAAGCATTTAATGCTATGATTGGTCCTGTAAAGGAAGTTAGCATCATAGTTATTTTCTTAGGTGTAGCTTCTTATACCTATTTTACTCCCGAACCTATTAATGTTGCTCTGACATTAAGTTTAGGCACATACATTATGTTTAGACATCGAGAAAAGTTTGATTTTTCAGCTTTAACTTCCTTTTTGGATTATTTTGACTCGACTGTAAAGTCTCAGTTAGATAGTTCAACTATTGAAGATATTTCTACTACTCTTACTACTCTTATTTCTAGTTATGTAATGTTTACTACTAAAGTTGATGTTCCTAAATACATTCTTAAATCCCTTTGTGATTTTTCAAAGATTAAAGGGGCTATTTCTGAAATCTTTACTATGCTTATTAGAGCTTTTGAATATTGTTATAACTATGTTATGGTCGATATTTTGGGCTATGATAGAGGAGCGTCTTTCATTGCAACCAATATTGAAGCATTAGATTCTTTAAATCTTAAAATTAAGAAAGTATTTGATCGTGAAAATGCTAAAACGTTTTATGTTAATGAAGAAAATTTTTCACATTTGACTATGCTTATAGAAGAATGTAAAATTGTTTTGACTTCAATGCCTGAAACGAAAACCCATTTTAGATTCAAACAGTTACTTAATATGGATATGATTAATCTCCAGAAAATTAGAACTTCTTTTGCTGAGAGCAATTATTGTAGTTCAGGTTTTAGACAAGAACCAGTGGCCTTCATTTTAAAAGGAGGTCCTGGTTGTGGCAAAACTGCTGCCATAACTGCTCTTTCTCAAGCTGTATGTTCGCGGTATCTAGATCCAGAAAAACAAAAACAAATGGCGACTGACCCTATGACGTTTATCCATAATAGACAGTTTGAAACTGGCTACTGGGAAGGTTATGATAGCAAGAAATTTGTGACGATTTTTGACGATCTAGGCCAAAATCGTGATGTTGCAGGGAATCCTGACAATGAATTTATGAATCTTATTAGGGCTGTTAATTCCTTTCCATTCCATTTAAATATGGCTGGATTGCAATACAAAGGTAATGTTCAATTCAATTCTTTGTTTGTTTTTTCTACAACCAACATGGTCAAATTGACTAGTGAATCTATCGTTTCTTTAGAAGCTTTGAATCGTAGGTTTGATAGGTCTTACATTGTAATACCCAAACCCGAGTATACTCTTAAGGAGACTCGCCAAAATGATTACTTTAATCGTAAGTTTGATCGTGAACTTCTTCCAGAAGGTCGCATAACTTTTAATACTTGTCATTTTATACCCGAAACACCAGCTGGTTATGGTGCTCCTATGGAATTCGATGAAGTTGCCAACCAGGCTTTTATCGAATTTGATAAGAAAGTCGAATGGTATCGTGGAATGTGTGAAGATTTACAACGAGTTCGTGATCAATATCGCGTTCCCATTCAAGCACAGATGGCAACACTGTCAACCATGAACTCTCAAGGTATTCCTGAAGACTTTATTGATTATGTGTGCAATAACATACCATCACTTGACCCTGATGAAGCTTATGACCAATATAGAGAACAGTGCAAACAAGATTTTCTTGATGCTCATGATACCACTGAGTATTGGCATGCTCGAGAAATAAAGAAATGGTTCGTGATGTATTTTGATTTTGATAGTGATGAAGAAAAATATGACGAATTTGTTGCTGTACGTGCAGCCTTTGAAACCATTTATGAATTTTCTTCTGATAAACCTAACATAATTGAAGCGGTTCTTACCTGTGGCTTTTTACCACCTGAACCTATATATGGATTGGCTCGTGAAGGTATTAAACTTAACTTTGTCCGGTATAGGAAAACCAATGTCATTGTTTCTTACACTGAGGGGTATTTACGTGAGATTATTGGAGATTTCCATGTCTTATGTAAAACTAAAGTGCCCCAAATTATGGCCATTGCCGTAGGCATCAAATGGCTTGCAAGATCTCTTGTGTTGTACTTTGCGGTCAAAGTCATAACTACACTTTATCGTGGTATATGTACCTATTTCCCAGCCTTTAAGATCCAATCCCAGTCTTTTGGACATAGTGATAAGATGCGTTCACACCGCAACCCTAAAGCTCTTCAGCAAGAAATTCGGGGACTTGTTCCTCAGATGGATACTAGTGGTGTTGATTTAGTTGATTCCATTATACGTTCCAATTGTTATGAATTTCATCTTGAAAGTGGTTTGAACACGGGTAAATTTACTAGAGCTGGTTTTGCTACTTTTGTTATGGGTAGATATTTTATAATACCCTACCATTTCATAACTACCATGCTTGCCCAAGTTAAGATTGACCCTGAAATTGCCTACGCCAAAGTTAAACTTTTGCGCAGAGGAACTACCAATGACTTCTGTTATATTATGGATTTTAAACATATTCTTCACAATTTCCAAGGGGACCAACTCTTTTTAAATGATTTAGCAATTGTCTTGGCTCCTAAACATGTTCAACCACATACCAATAGGTTGAAGAATTTCGCTTTGCGTTCTGATTGGGGCCTTATGCAACGTTCTTTGCCTTTTAGGTTAGTATTCCCTGGCTACAAGGAGAAATCTAGTAGTACAGGACATGTTATAGCCACAGCTGATGCTTATTCAGATATACCCGTTAATGAAAATGACAAGTACCGTGTTCGGTACTCATTTGGTTATTTATCTACTACACGTCCAGGCGATTGTGGCGCTGTTTTTACAGTGCTTAATCCTAAGATGCAAACCCGCAAGATTATGGGCTTTCATGTCGCTGCGGCCCTACAGAGAGGGTTCTCAGCAGCTATTTGTCAGGAAGACATAATGCATGACATGGATCTTTTTCCTCACAAAGAATTCATAGTTGATGATGATTTTGTAGATAAACTTATACCTGAAGATACCATAATAGGTCAAGGTCAATTTTTCAATATGGGTAAATTGACACCAGCACCAAGTGCTCCAGAAAAAACTACCATAATTCCATCTCCTCTTCATGGAGCTTGGGGCGAACCGCTTACCTGCCCCGCTTTATTGAAGCCTCAAATGATGAATGGTATTTTTAGAGATCCAGTTCTTGAAGGTCTTGATGGTTATTGTTTAAATCAATCTTTAGTTGATAAGGAAATTCTGTCTGATTCAACCTTTGATGCTTTTTATAGGTTAGTAGAAAACTCTCCTATTCTTGTTGAAGAACGCGTCTTTACTTACCGTGAAGCATGTGAAGGTTTATTTTATGAATCCGATTTCGGACCCATTGATAGATCCACTAGTGCTGGCTGGCCATTTAATTGTTCAAATACCCATACTTCACTTCCAAAGAAACAACATTTTTGGGGTTCAGGTCCCCAATTTGATTTTACTCGGTCTGAAAGTCGTGAATTGGAAAACACTATAATGTCTGATATCGAAAGATACAAGAAAGGTCAACGTGTAACTGAAATTTTTACATATTTTCCTAAGGACGAACGTAGAGCTCCAGGTAAGCTTACTCGTGGAGTTGCTGCTGGTACTACAGCTATTACTGTTAAATTTCGAATGTATTTTGGTGCTTTTACCCTTTGGTTGCATAAAAATCGCGTTTTTAATGGCTTAGCTATAGGAGTTAATCCATATTCTGATGAATGGAGCATGATAGCTGAAGAACTTCTTTCTGTTCGTGATGGTGATATGCAAGTGATTGCTGGTGATTTTAAAGGTCTTGATAAAACGGAGTTACCTCAGATTCATTATGAGATTTTACATGAAATTAATGAATGGTATAATGATGGTCCTGAAAATCGTCTTATACGTGAGATGTTATTTTTAGAGATTTCATTTTCCCGTCATATCTTTAGAGGTAACGTCCTACAATGGCCTTCCAGTTTACCTAGTGGCAATCCGTTAACTACAACCATAAATTCTTTGTATGTAATGGTTTCTATTCAATATTATTGCCGTAGGAAAGAATTACCATGGGATTGTTTTAAAATAATCATATTGGGAGATGATCACGTCATTTCAGTGAAACCTGAATATGATGCTGACTTTAATGGCACACTACTGCCACCAATTTTAGCTGAATTAGGCTTGGTCTATACAGACGATAGGAAAAGTGAACTCATACCCCCGTCACGTCCAATAACTGATATTGAATTTCTTAAAAGAGCATTCACTTATTGTGAGCTTACAAATCGATGGATAGCTCCATTTCGAATGACTGCCCTTCTTGAAGTTCCCTATTGGTCTAGAACTGGTGCCATGTATCACAGCATAACTATTTCTAATTTCGAATTTATGCTGCGTGAATTGACGTTACATGGAAGGCGTATTTACACTGAAAAAGCTCCTTTGTACGTAAAAGAGTTTAAGAAACGTATGCCTTTTTCCCCTTTAAAAATTGATCCTACTAATTGGAAAAGACTTTATTATCAAGTACTTGAAACTACGGATTGGTTTTTCTGACGCCAAGTCGTCCAAAATCTCAAATGGATTAGAGATAGTGGACGACGCACAGTCCGAGATCTTAAATGGGCTAGAGATAATGACTATAAACTAGGAGCGTATATTTTTTGGTATTATTTACGAATATCAATTTGTTTCGCTACCCTTTTTGTTCCGCCCAAATTATTCCGATACCCATATTATGCCTTTCATACCTGGTTGGTATGTCACGAAATGATATACATTTATTTTTCATTAAATATATTTTATATTATTAGAAGGACTACTGACGAAAGATTCCCACCTAATATCCAGAGGATAACCCAAAATGAACATAACTGGTTACGTGCCTACTGTCTTCGCACAATAGTAGGAATCGCTTTTTTGTTCGTTAATTCTTGTGTGACCACTGTAACCGCTCTAGACAAGCTTTTACTTTTATATCTCGTCTTCTAAAAATGAAAATGACGGCCCAGGAAATGGCTCTTCTGCGAAACTTTCCGACACTGGTTTTAGTGAACAAGTTCCAGCTCAAAACTTGTTCGTAGCTTCTCGCGAGTTACCAAATAGTTCAGGTGAATTAATAGCGACTACAAATGTATTAAATACAGGTGTAGAATCCACTGCCCAAGTTGTAAATCCTATTTCGATAGGGCGAGGTATTATTGACAATGCCTCAACCGGTATCGATCAGGATATACGTACTTTTTTATCCAAGCCATACCCAATACAGAACGGAACCTTGGGAATTTCAGACACTGTATCCACTTTCCCAATGCTTACAGTACCATCTCAAATTATCCAGATACCCTTATTTTTGAACAAATTAAAAGGATATCTGGGAATTCGTGCAACTTTAGTCTTTAGATTGCAGGTCAATGCTAATAGATTTCAGCAAGGTAGGTATATTTTGGCATGGACCCCTATGTGTGGTTCACAGGGTAGTTCTGTTGCTTCTTCACATTGGTATAACATACACAATCATACCTTGACCCAACGTACACAATTACCACATGTTGAACTTGATTTAGCAACTGATACTCAAGCGATTTTAAAGATACCCTATGTTAGTGTCTTAACCCATGCACCTATTGTATCAACCGGCTCTGTAGGTGACATAGGTGTGGTTCAAATTACCCCGTATTCCCCTTTAGTTGCTCCAGCTGGCTCTGCGATAGCATCTTATACCCTTTGGGTTTCATTTGAGGATATTCATCTAGCAGGTGCAGCAGTTCCTCAAATGGCTCGTGCATTTCAGGCCAAAGTTGTTCCTCGGTCGAAGAACGCATCAGAAACTGAACAGAAAGAAGCAGGTATTGGTCCGTTACAATCGTCTATGCGTGTTGTTTCAAAAGTTTCAGACTTTATTGGTACTACGATTCCCTTCTTATCAGAATTTGCTATGCCTGTTTCTTGGGCAGCTAATATCGTTGGAGGTGTGGCCTCCATTTTTGGTTGGTCTAAACCTCTTGTTCTTAATCCTGCCGAGAGGAGGAAAATCGATATCTTTCCTTACGTTACGACTATGGATTCTTCTGATACTGCTGCTCCACTTTCTCTCTCAGCTAGAAATGCTGTTGAAGTTTGTCCTGGTTTTGCCGGTACCGACATAGATGAAATGTCGATACCTTTTCTCATTTCTATACCAGCCTTTTGGGCAAATGTAGCATGGACTACTTCTGCTGTTAATGGAACTGCTTTGACAACTCTCTCTATGAATCCTAGATTTTTCCTTAATACTTCTACCTCTTTTGGAGGTACTAATGTTATCAATTATTTACCCCTAGGTTTCTTGGCGACATGCTTTGGTATGTATAGAGGTTCAGTCGTTTTAACTTTTAAGCTCATAAAGACGGAATTTCATTCTGGTAGACTTCTTCTTGCCTTTAATCCATTCCATCAACCTTCTGGTTCTGGAGCTTCTTATACCATTACAGACAGTTCTTATATCCACAGAGAAATTATAGATATTAGAGATGGAAATGAATTTAGTTTCACAATTCCATGGACTTCGTTGACTTCATATAAAAGTACTTTTTCTACTGATGCTATTTATGGCACAGTCATATTATTTGTCTTGGATGAATTGGTAGCTCCTGCAACTGTTTCTTCCACAGTTAATATTTTGGTTGAAGTCTCCGGAGCAAAAGATTTTGAATTTGCTCAACCTATTAATTTAGCTGTTGGCCCTGTTGCTGGGGTTTTCCCACAAATGGCTGATTGTTTTGATCCTAAACCCCAATCTAATCCCAGTAGTTTTATATCAGGAGTTATTGGCGGATCTAAGGTGTCTGAAGATGAACTTCTTAATTCACGGATGGCTGTTGGTGAAAGAATACTTTCTCTTCGTTCTTTACTTAGAGCGACTAGTGTTTTAGCTCAACAAACATCTTTGTCTCCTAGCAGATTTACAAATTTCTTGCCATATACTCTATTTTTCTCTAATGCATATAGCACACCAGCAATGCCTCCTGTTGGTGGAGATTATTATAGTATTATAGGTTCTTTTTATGCCCTTTCTAGAGGGGGTGTACGGTTTAGAGCTTATGATCCTACTAATAGTTATCAGGGTTTTTATACCACTGTATTACAACCAGTATCATCATATGCTAGTAGTGGATTTAATTATTCAACTACTGATTTTGCTGGTTCTTCATTGAATTACAGAAATAATAACCCCTTTGTTATACAGAATTTTCCTCATACTGGGGGCATGGAAGTTTCTGTGCCACAATACCATCTATATCACTCCCGAGCTAATGTTGATCATTTTTCAGTGCCTACATCTGGTGCTCTAACAATCAATTTATCTACTAGCTCCACACTTACCCGGATAGGAGTAAGTGTTGATACTAATACCCCACCCATAAACAATTTACAGTTTATGAGGTCTATGTCTGACGATGGCAACTTTGGAATGTTTGTTTCCATTCCTCCAATGTATGCCATAACAGGCACTTCTTAAATCCTATCCATTGAGTTAAAGATTGTTGGCTTGCTTTAACTAATTGACTACACAGTGCCAATTTATTTCTGTGTTGTTGAATTTGAATTCTATGATGTACATCAAAACTTAATGCGAATAGTAAAATTCTTTACTATTTTCAAGCAGTTTTATACGATGTGCGGAGTTTCAGG